GCCTCTTTTGGCGCTTGGTATAGCTTTTTTGGGCTTATCGATAATATCATCTGCACCATTTATTCTTGCTGGGTTTGTGATGCTGGCTGCCGCTGCTGTACTAGGATTAGTAATTAATCCAGTATTTTCAGAATTTGCTAAAGTAATTACTGCATTAGGTGCGGCCAATATAAATCCTGGAATGGGTCTTGCCCTATTGGGATTGGCTGTTGGTATAACTGGATTTATGGCAGCATTGATGGGTATAGCTGTTGGTGGTGCAATTGGTGGAATAGGTGCATTATTTGGTGTAAAAAGCCCACTTAAACAGGCACAAGAGATTGCCGCAGCTATGGCAGCAATAGCTGCACCGGCCTCTATGCTAGGAAATGCATTAGGCAGAATTGCATCCATTGGAGATATATTTAAGCCATTCATCGATAGTGTCTTAGGGCGTAAAGATGAAATAAAAATGGCATCACAGATTATAACAGATCTTGCTAAACAAGTAGATGGTGCAAGAAAATCTATAGGTACTGGTATCTCTCCTGCATTCGGACCATTAATTATCACAGCCCAACCAGTTCGTAAACCAGCGATTACAGAAGACACCGCAAGAAAGATGAGAGACGAGCGTAATCAATCGATGCTTGTCAAGGGATCAAAAGAAACAAATGATTCATTACATAAAGCGATAGACAAAATTGAAAAACTTGATATGAAAGATATAGTAGAATTATTGAAGGTATGGTTACCGAAAATTGCACAAGATGATTCTGGTGCAACAGGGTTGTCAAGCTCAACAACACAATGGACGTAATATATGCCATTTAGATTAGCTCAAGTTGATCTGCAAATTGCGCAGAAGGTGGAGATTACAATAAAGAATACTCCACCTGCGGCGGCTGGCTTTCCATTGGGTGGCACTCCATTACCATTACAGTTTCCTCCACGTATTACAGATGATACCAAATCAGCGATTTGGGATGAGTTGCCAGTTGCATCATATGAACCGATTTCTATTTGGGCTGGTGCATTGCCACGTAAGATAGGTATTGAAATTACGTATATTGCCACAGGTGGTAAGTTTACTCCACAATATATTGCTACAATTACTAGGCAGATAAAAGCATACTTCTATAGATCACTAGCCGATGGCGCATTGGTGCCAATTGTAGAAATAAAAATGTACGAGCATATTACAGACGGCCCCGCAACATTTAGATTGTTAGATGCTAGTTTTTCATTTAGTGAAACATTGATTAAAGATGGTGATAGTATTTTTCCATTGATGACAAAAGTTAAACTTAATGCTGCTTTGATGACTGCTATCAATGCGAAACAGGAAATTCCTGATTTACCAAAGCTTCCTAAAGCTGGGTGGTATTAATGGCTATAGCACCAGATCCACATTCTAGATTCAGGTTTTCTACGTCCATATCAAAAGATAATATTGAAACTTTTGGTTTGATGACAAAGCATTTCTTTTTAGATCCAAAAAATTTAAAAGACGAGCAAATTACATCAATTGAAGTAACACCAGAACTTGCTGGCAAACCATGGGCTATTGCCAATCAGATATATAATTCACCAGTATTGGATTGGGTTATTGTATTGTTTAATAGACCTATAAATCCAGTAAATTGGCCAATAGTCGGAACAGTAATTAAAGCACCGATAGCAAGTGTTGTTATACCGAATGTATAAGATAGAGGCATTTTCTTGTGGGTAGTGATAATTTAGATCGTGTCTTCCAAAAATTCATGAAAGAACGAACAGAAAACCTGTTTGATAGGTTTGATGGTCTGTATCGAGCTGTTGTAGAAGAGACTAACGATCCGTTACGTATTGGTCGTGTTAGAGTTCGTGTACCAGAGTTGCATAATAAAGACGTAAAAAGAGATGAATTACCATGGGCCGCCTCAGCATTTTCTTTAGGTGGTAAAGGTTGTGGATGGTGGGGAAGTCCAATTATTGGTGATATTATTTTCGTTCAATTTGAGAAGAATCACCCGTATGCGCCTGTTTGGGTTGGTTCTGCAAGTCCAACTAGAAGAAAATTTTATCCATTACAATCAATACATGGCGTAACACCGCTTGCAGTAAACGATAAGGGTGAACCAGCAGATTCTCCATCAGACTATCAGAAAGAATATCTTCCTAAAGATGAACGCCCATTGAGTGTTGGTGTTCGTGATAGATATGGCACATTTTTCATGCTTAACTCTGTAGGATTCTTTCCTAAGGAGCATGAAGAGCAAGCAGCATCTGCTGGAACCGATGGTGTCGCAAAATCTGAATTTAAGGCAGCAAAAGAAGCACCAAAAGAAAATGATCCAGATACAAAATATGCCGTTTTACACACAAAATATGGCCATACTTTTTTAATGACAGATGTTGGGTATGACTGGAAAAAAGAATTCAAAGGCGATCATAATGAAGATGAGAGTTTTGAAATAAGCCGCGCCAAATATTTACAAAAACTGTTTAATGAGGATAAACCTAAAGACCATGATCAGCGTCGTATAGAGCTGCGTACACGATATGGCCATAAATTAGAATTGAGAGACGTAGGATTTAAGAAGAATAGACCCGGAGAATTCGACAAACAAGTAGAAGTGTCTAAAGAAAGTGATCGTGACGAAAGATGGGTTAAGTTACGCACAAAGGGTGGACATGTAATTCAGTCTATTGATAAAGGTTGCGATCCAGAATCAGATAAATTCGTAAAACAATTACTAAAAACAGATAAAGGTGCCGACTTAGATGGAGAGGATGAAGCAGATTTCAAGGACGATGCTCGTCAAATCAGATTTGTTACAAGACATGGTGCTAAGCTTGCATTAGATGATCGTGGTTCTGATAAAACTGATGCTCTTGGCAAAGAGGAGCCACGCGGTAATGGGTTATTAATTAAGACTAGACGTAAATTTGGCATCGATATTAATGACAAAGATCCTGCTAATCGTATGCTCTTTTATACGCCTAAGTCTAAAGCTCTTGATTTTAATGATCGTTTCGACTATATCATGATGACAACCGATACAGCCGAAAAAATACCAGAAGATTTTAAAGGCTTAAAAGGCAATGAATTTGCAAAAACTGTAGCACTTACGCATGACCCAGAAAAGACTTCATATCATATTAAGTTAGACAAGAAGAACCATTATGTTAGTATGAAGACACCTGAGGGCCAAGGCATCGAAATGCGCGATGGCGATGCACCTTGCGCAAGTTTCACAGAGACAACTGGGCCAGATGATCGTGGTATGTGGATGTCAAGAGATCATAATAGATCTGTCTGGCGCAGTAAGAACAATGATATGTACATCATATTGGATGATGGTAAAGAATTAATTCTCATTAAAAATGAAACAGATAAGATACAGATTTACGCTAAAGGAAATATAGAAGTTATATCAGAAGCTGATATATGTTTAAAAGCCAAAAAGGATATTTCTTTTAAAGCCGGTGGCCAAATTAATATGGAAGTAGCAAATGGTACGCAATTCACAGTTAGACCTGGGCATTGCGGCACAAACGATGAACTACGAGCTGGTCGCGTAAATTGTATTACAATGTTTGGATTGCACGAATCTATTGATATTCCTCAACATCCTGCTGGTCCAGCTCCTACTGGTTCGGCAACACAATGTACTGTATGCGACCCTGCAGAAATTGTTATTGAGCCACGTAAGCCTAAGCCATTCAATGAAGAGCGCAATTGTGCACCAAATAAACCAGAAGCTAAGCCATTACCTCCTACAGTATTCCCAGGAGGCTCTGGCGGGTTTGGCGGCGGCGGTGGTGGCGGTGGTGGTGGCGAACCACCACCTCCTAGCCCATTCGCACCATCTAGTGAACCAGATGTTACTGTGAATCCAGAACAGCAACCAACGGATCCACTTAGTCAATCTGGTGGTACATTATTCTATGGTTGCTCAAATATCTTTAAGACAGAAATTGAAGAGTTTGGCATTACGCTCAATTCATTTGCTAATAATGATAACATCCCACCATTAACTAATGCGTCTAAGATTGTGCTATTCTTCGATACATTCCAGGCAGCCGATGCGGCAGAAAAATCGAAGAAAATTCATGGTGGTCGTTCAATAATCTATAGAGTCACTGGTGTTCCTGATCCTACCTTGTTGACATATTTGACAACAGATAGGTTAGCAGAGTACAGAGGAAATATACCTCCAGAGGCTTTTGAGCTGTTTGAAGAAGAACCAGATTTGACATAAATATAATTTATGATATTGCGTTTCCCGTCAGGTCTATACCAAGATGCTGGACAACTACCGGAAGGTATTGCTGCTGGCAATGTGACTTTCGTTATTTCTAACGAAGAGCCTAAACGTTCTGCTATAATTGTTGTACAATTACCTGTCTCAGAAGAAACAAAACCAGCACCAGCATCATTATATAGTGAAGCAGATAGGCGTGAAGCGTTTGGTGAGCTAGTTTACACATTAGTCGAGTCTAATCGTACAGAATCTGGGTCTAATAAAAAACTATTTGGTATTGGCGATTTTTTAGAATTTGATACCGACGACATTGAACTACCTGATTTGCTTGGTGTCCCAAGACAAGTTGATATTCAGCATAATACTAATTTAATAGATTATGCTGACGCTGGATTAACTATAGAAGAAATAAGTGAAATTACCACTTCGGCTACTACAAAGAAACGTGAGCTTGAAGTGGAAGTTGCGTCATTGCAATCACAAGTTGTGAATTTACAATCTGATGCGCTAGAGAATCAAAAGCGTATAAACGAAACAAGAAAATTGATATCGGCAGTTTCGCAAATAGTTGAATCTAATGATTCAATATTGATAAAATTGCAAACAAGGGAATCTGATTTGGAGCTAGAACGAGATACTATAATTAATTCAATAAATACAACCAATAACCTATTGAAAGATACTTATAATTCGTTGCTTGAAATTTCAGGATTGGTACACTAATGGCTAAATCGACATATTTTGGTTTTAATCCACCGTTTTATCGCGATGGGCGAGTAATGCCTGTTCAAACAGACGAGCGCCTGATTAAAAACGATTTATTGCAATTATTGTTAACGTCTCCTGGCGAAAGAGTTTTTAGACCAGACTTCGGCACTGAGCTGCGTAGATCAATGTTTGAGCCAATAGATGATTTCCAAGTTGGTAATATTAAAAACTCAATAGCGCGTTCAATTGACCAGTTTGAACCAAGAGTGAGAGTGTCTGAAATATTTATAGAACGCGATGACGAAAATAATCAATTAAATATTAAAGTATATGCGGCATTAACAATAGATCCTAATAGAGTTTTAGAATTGAATTTGTCTTTACCTATTGGACCAAACGCATCACAAGCAGCACCTAAACGTTTGACGGTATAAGTATGACAGAAGAAACAGTATTTAGTTTACCAACAGACCCACAAGAATTTGGTATCATATTACCTCCAGCCGATCTACGACGTATTAATTTTAGTGCATTAGACTTTGTAA